CAATAGCGACCGGAATCCCAATGAGCGAGTGGACGGACATCGAACAAGTATTAACAGCAATTGAGATATTGAAGGAGCGCAAAGGTGGCAGGATTTGATGCATCACAACGCGTCATTCAATATGACACAAAAGAACTGCGCCGTATTGGCTCAGTCATTCGTAAAATGGGTGACGAAGCAAAAGATCAGGCTCGAGAGGTAACTGGGGCTTTGACTGAATACGCTGTCAAAGAAATCCAATCTGCTGCTAGAGGTTATCCTCGACCAAAACAAGCCACAAGAATCGCTGATGGTATTCGTATATCCAAAAGTTCAACAGTAGGCGAATTTGGCATAGGTTTTGCTTCAATCAGATTTAGCGGTGGAGCGACTAGCCAATTACGCGAGGGTATGACTCCCACTAATGGCATTTTGGCTGGTGTTGAATTTGGTGCTAGAAAAGTCAAGCATTTTTTACCTAGAACATCTAGGTTTGGATTACGCGGCAATACTGGTTATTTTATTTGGCCTACTTTGCGCAAAATTCAACCTGAAATAATTGCAAAATGGGAAGCGGCATTTTCTAAAGTGGTAAAGGAATGGGAAGCGTAATGGCAGGTAATCGCACACTTAAGCTCTCAATCCTTGCCGATATTGATGGTTTGAAAAAAGGTTTGGCCGAGAGTGACAAGGAAATTGAAGGCTTTGGCGGTAAGTTAGAAAAGTTTGGCAAGGTCGCTGCTGCGGCTTTTGCTGCTGCCGCTGCTGCGGCTGCTGCCTATGCTGGCAAATTAGCCATTGAAGGCGTCAAAGCAGCCATAGAAGATGAAGCTGCACAGAAGCGGCTAGCCCTAGCATTACAGAACGTCACAGGGGCCACAGAAGCCCAAATTGCGGCAGTCGAAGAGCAGATAAGCAAAACAGCTCTGGCTACTGGTGTCGCGGACGATAAGTTGCGTCCAGCACTTCAAAGACTCGCCACCGCCACAGGATCGGTTGAGCAGTCACAAAAACTATTAACTCTCGCCCTTGATATTTCAGCCGCCACCGGCAAAGACGTCGAAACAGTTTCCAACGCATTAGGTAAAGCGTATGAAGGTAACACGGCTTCTTTGGCTCGCTTGGGTATTGGTTTATCAGCTGCCGAAATCAAAACGATGGGATTGCAAGGCGCAGTAACGCAATTAGGTCAAACCTTTGGCGGTGCAGCTGCGACTCAAGCCAATACTTTTGAAGGTCAGATTGCTAGATTGCGAGTGGGCTTTGATGAGGCCAAAGAAGCAATTGGCGCTCAACTATTGCCAGTCATTCAGAGACTTCTTGATTACGTTGTAAACGTTCTCATTCCTAAGTTCCAAGAGGCTAAGCGAGCAGCCATTGATCCAATCGTTCAGGCATTTAAAAATAACGAAGCGGCTCTGCGCGACCTATGGTCGTTTATCAAAACGTATCTTGTCCCCATTTTTGAAACGGCTCTAGTAGGCGCAATCAAATCAGTCGGAGCCACAATTGCTGGAATCATCAACATCATTGGCACAGTTACCAGCAAAGTTAAAGAATTGGCTAATGACGTCATTGATGCAGTTAATAAGATTATCCGCGCTTACAACTCAATTCCCATTCTCCCTAACGTTTCAACGATTCCTAATATCTCCACAACGACCACTTCAAGGACTGGAAGCGTTTCAACGGCAAGCTTGCCATTTGGCGGCGCATCAATCATTCCCCCATCGAGCGGTTCGGCTAACGTAACACCTTCTACGCCTACAACCACAGTTACAACGCCAATCACAACCGCTCCCAGAGTTGCGGCCTCAACGCCAAGCGTTCCAGTCGGATCAGCCGCACCTATCACAATATCCTCTGGCGGATTCTCAAGATTGGCAGATGCTCAAGGAATCGCCCCTGTAACCATTAACGTCAATGCTCCGAGTGCAATTGATGAAGAAGGTTTTACTCGAGCAGTTGTCTCAGCTCTCAACAATTCAAACTCTCGCGGAACTGGCGGCGGTAGCGGATTATTTGGAATTCGCAACGAATTATGACAGTTTGGACACCTGAGTATCGCGTTTTAATTAACGGCACAGATGCCACAGATTTAACCCTTGTCGGCTTCACAGCCACTTCTGGACGTACTGACGTCAATACTCAAGCGCAAGCCGGTTATTGCAATTTGCAACTCATTAACGCAACCAACGCATTTTATGATTGGAGCGTCAATACTGGCGTAACTCTCGAAGTCAAAGATACGAGCGGCAATTGGGTTAGCCTATTCGGCGGACGAATTAGCGATGTGACAACAAGTGTGAGAACCGCTGGTGAAGTGGCTTATGTAACTCAAATCCAGATTTTTGCTCTAGGCGCATTATCTAAACTTTCGAAAGCCATCTGGATTGACTCGTTAGCCCAAGATGATGATGGCGATCAGATTTTTACAATTCTTAGTTCCTTGCTGCTTGCCTCTTGGAATGAAGTCAGCCCAGCGCAACAATGGAGTAGTTACGATCCAACAACGACCTGGGCCAATGCTGGCGACGTAGGGCTTGGCGACATTGATACACCCGGACAGTATGAAATGGTTCAGCGTTCAGCCAGCCCAATTGATTACTATTCAATCGTCACCCAAATCGCCAATTCAGCTCTTGGCTATGTTTATGAGAACGCCAATGGGGAAATTGGCTACGCCGATGCAGCTCATCGGCAGACATACCTACTCGCTAACGGATACACGGAATTGGACGCTCGCGAGGCTTTCGCGGCTGGCATTAAGCAATCCATCCGCTCGGGCAAAATTATCAATGACTATCAAATCAACTATGGCAATAATTTCAACAGCTCAAAAACGGCTTTAGACCAAGATTCAATTGACCTTTATGGCCTTTACTCAGTCCAAGAAAATTCGCTGGTTCACGATGCCACAGACGCTCAAACAATCGTAGATCGCCAGATTGCCCTTCGCGCCTATCCTCGCCCATTATTCGATTCAATAACCTTTCCGCTCCAAAATCCCGAAATGACTGACGCCGACCGAGATGCCTTGATAAATGTATTTATGGGCCAGCCGGTCAAAATAAGCAATCTCCCCATCAATATTTATGGCGGCGAATTTACCGGTTATATCGAAGGCTGGACTTGGACTAGCACCCTCAATGGGCTTTCATTGACTTTCACCGCATCACCAACTGAGTTCAGCGCAGTCTCCCAGACTTGGGATCAAGTGAATGCGGCAGAAACGTGGAATAGCATACTTAATACGCTAGAATGGCAGGACGCGATAGGAGTAATCAGCTAATGGCAACAACAACAAACTTCGGGTGGGAAACTCCCGACGATACAGATCTTGTCAAAGATGGCGCTTTGGCGATGCGCACTTTGGGCAACTCGATAGATACCTCCTTCGTTGATCTCAAAGGTGGCACAACAGGACAAAACCTTAGAAAGAATTCCAATACAGATTTAGATTTCACTTGGGCCGGAGATGCCACTAATACGGTTGTAGACGCCGCTGGAGATTTATTATATGGAACCGCCGCAGATACTTTGGGAAGATTAGCGATTGGTACTAGTGGACAAGTTCTAAGCGTTTCTAGTGGATTACCAGCTTGGACAACACCAGCAGCGACAACTCCAACTTTTAGTGGAGCAAGGATTTATAAGAGCGGATCACAAATCCTTTCTAACTCGACTTGGACGACAGTTACTTTTGACAGCGAAAGTTTTGATACAGACGCTTATCATTCAACAAGCACAGACACAAGCCGAATGACTGTCCCGACTGGTAAATCTGGTTATTTTCTTTTAATTGCTTCTTTTGAGTTCGATGCAAATACGACTGGACGCCGTATCGCCCCGTTGTGGCGCAAAAATGGCGCAGACGCAGCTTACGGAAACATTTACATTGCCAATACTGGTTCGGTTTGCTCTGGTTCTTCTTCAACAATTCTTGCCGGTTCAGCTGGCGATTATTTTGAGTTTCAAGTCTGGCAGAATTCTGGCGGCAACTTGGACTTATACGGTGGCGATAAATCAACTTCTTTCCAAATCCAATTTCTAGGGGCTTAATATGGATCTTTATTCACAAATTCTTGAAAGTTATCCAGATTTATCTGATAGTGAATTCGAGAAAAACGGCGCAATTGAATTGGTTGATGATGGTGACGGAGTTCCTTACATTGCCCGATGGGATTACGACAAACCACTTCCTCAAGGTCTTAAACTAGGCAAGTAATGAGTTGGAAACTTTGCAAAGCTGGTGTCCAATTAAGAGAACAAATCGATGACGAATATCCAGAACGCAGCCGAAAATCAGACGGCGCCAAAGGCGATTCAAGACATTCGGCTCGCAAATCGGATCACAACCCTGATGCAAACGGAATCGTTAGGGCGCTCGATATTACAAGCGACTTGGGAACTCATCCGGAAGAAGCTCACGCGCTAGTCGAAAAGATTCGCAAATGTGCCAAGCGAGGCGATAAGCGTATTAAGTATTTAATTTTTGATGGACGTATTACATCACCGATTTTGAATTGGAAGTGGCGCAAATACAAAGGGGTCAATCCTCATCGCCATCATTTCCACGTCAGCTTTACAACTTTGGGAGACAAAGACGGCAGCTGGTTTGACCTTGAAGGAGATAAACAAAATGGCAGAATTGAAACTGATGGCGGGAAGCTGGGCGAAAACATTCGTCGCGACGGCTCTTTCGACATACCTCTCAGTCGGACTTCAACCCGATTACATTCTCAATGCAGCACTTGTGAGTGTGTTGCCTTCCGTGATTAACTGGCTTAACCCCAACTACGAGCGCTACGGCAAAATCAAATAATGCAAATCTCTGAGTTTGCCGCGACCCTTGCCTCTGTGCTGGGGTCTATCGGCCTTCTCATTGCCGGACTTAGATACATCATAAAACTTGAGAATCTGCCCATTGTGTCGCGCCTCGACAAGATGGAGTCTCAGTTAGAATTAGCCCTCT